TCAATATCCCCTTCCTAAGGTCTCGCGAGCAAGAGCGGCGGCACGGTCACCAGCATCAGCCCCGCAGCGCTTGTAGATGTAGGTCAGGAGGCGTTCCTGCAGATCGAGGCTCATCTCGCGCAGCTCTTGTTGCTCATTCCGGTCAATCTCGACGCCAACCGCTGAAGCCAGAGCTGATGCCTCGACATTGCGGCGATAACCCTCGATCAGGGTGAACAAGCGATCCTCGAGCTCACGGCAGGTGTGCCACTCGTTCACAAACCACGCACCGGTGCCCAGGGCAGCAACGCAAAGGATGGTGGCGGTAGCGAGAAGTGGGCGGGTCATAGCTTCCTCTGGACGGCGATGATGCGGCCGATGATGCGGATCTCGTCCTGGACGGCGGTGAAAGGGGCGATGTGGCGGTTGTCGCTCCATACCTCGATCCGCGCCTCGGGCACAGGGCGCAGGCGTTTGATCATCAGGCAATCGGCATAGGCCATGGCCCAGATGCGCTCGGCCGCGGTGAGGCGGTTCTGGGCGGTGTCGATGAGCAGGAGATCGCCATCGTGGAGGGTGGGCTCCATGCTGTCACCGATGCCTTGGGCGAAATAGAGGCGATCAGGCGATGAGCGGGTGTAGCGGCGCAGCCAGGCGCGGGGGAAGTGGTGGATCTGGGCGGTCACGGGCAGATCGGCATAGGCGGCGCCCATGCCGTAGGCGAGATCGAGCTCGGGCACGGCGACGAGCTCGTCGGGGGCGGCCTCAGCCTCATCGGCGATGTCGCGGGCGCTGGGCAGCAAGGCCGACCAGCCCGGGAAGTGGGGATAGGCCTTCCTGAGCTTTTCAATGGTGCTGAGGCTGAGGCGGGNGGTGGCAGTGCCGTTGGCAGGGCGTTGAAGCGTCGATGGGGCAATGCCGGCCTTGCGCGCGATGCTGGCCAAATCCGTGCCCGCGTAGGCCTTGAGTGCGAGCACCAGCTCTCTGTCCGCCTCACGCTCCTCCATGGTCAGCAGGTATCAAGCTCACGACTGCAATCATAACTGCAAAAATGCAGTTGCATGGCTGCATTTTTGCAGTTACCACCCTCACCATGGAACAGCAGGCCATCATCCGGGACATCGAGCGGCGGGCGAAGGCCGCGCGGGTCCCGCTCGCCCAGCTCTGCCGCAGGGCAGGCATTCATCCGGCAACCTTCTTCAAGTGGCGCAAAACGCCGCGCAATCCTGACCCTGTGGGGGCGAACCTCCATTCGATCGAAGCGCTTTATCGGGCGCTCGCCGAGATCGAGGCGGAGGATGCCGAGCGGCTGGCGAGCCGCGGAAAGGCGGCGGCATGAGCGCGCGGGTGATGCGGGACGCCGGCCTTGCCGACGCAGAGCTGGCGAAGCTGATGGTGCGGCGGCTGCGCGTGCGCGCGGCGCTGGGGCAGGCGCGCAGATCAATCCAGACACTCGCGCAGCTCCTCGACCAGTCGCGCGAGGCGATGGGCGGCGATGGGGCGACCGGCGGCGAGCAGGGCATCGGCCTGGCCGGCGGCGATGAGCATGGCGGTTTCGGCGGCGGCGCGATCGCGGCGCGCGAGCGCCAGGCCCTGCGCGAGCACGAGCTGCTGCAGGGCGTAGAGCTGATCGGCAAGCTGCTGGAGCGGATCGAGATCGGCATTCGGCATGGGTTGTTCTCCGGCGAGGCTGGCGCGGTGGATAGCGCGGCCTGGGAGCGGCCTCATCGTCTAAGTGGAGAGGCGAAATGAGCGGTGGCGCGAGGCCGGCGGTGCGCGCGGGCGCGGCGGTGATGGCGCTCGACCCCAGCGATATCGTGGTGGGCGAGCGGATCGGGCTGTTTCACCCGGACAAGGCGGCGGCGCTGGGGCGGCTGATGGCGGTGGATGGCCAGCGCGATCCGATCAAGGTGGTGCGGATCGCGGCGAGCAAGAGGCCCGAGGAGGTGAAGGCCGAGGGCGGCAAGCCGTGGCGGCTGGTGACGGGGATGCACCGGCTGGCCGGGGCCAAGGCCGAGGGGCTGCACGTGCTGGCGATCGAGGTCAAGGGGCGGGCCGAGGATCTGGCCGAGCTCGAGGCCTCGGAGAACCTGCATCGGCGGCCCCTCGGCCCGATCGAGCGGGCGAAGTTCACCGCGGCGCTGGTGGAGGCGGCGCAGGCGCGGCTGGCGCGCGAACATGGCAGCCTGTCGCAGCACCAGCTGGCGATCAAGGCGCGCTGGGCGCGGGTGAAGCGGGGCGAAATCCGGCTCGATCAGGCGCTCGCCGAAGAGGCCGACGATACGTGTGCAACGATTGCACACGTATATGGCTGGGAGGATGCGGTGGGCGAGGCGCTCGGCCTGTCGCGCCGTGCGATCCACTACGACCTTGCGCTTTATCGCCAGGTGATCGCGCCGTTTCCCGAGCTGGTGGCGCCGCTGTCGCAGCATCCGATCGTGGGCGAAAACGCGCGCCAGCTCAAAGCCATCGCGCAGATCGTGGACGAGGCGTTGCGGCGCGAGGTGATCGCGCGGCTGATTGCCGATCCGCGGATCGGGGTAGAAGAGGCGAAGGCTGCGGCGGGGCTGGGGNGGCCCGGGCCGAGCGCTCCCCCGCCGCCGCACCAAAAGCACGTCAATGCGATTTTGGGCGGATGGTCGCGGCTCACCATCGCGCAGAAGCGCCAGTTCATCCCACAATTCATCGGCGTGCTTACGCCCGACCTGAAGCGCCAGCTTCGGGATCGGCTCAACGAGGAGCTGGGCGATGCGTGATCGGCTGATCGAATGTGCCGCGGCCGCGCTGGTTGCGGCTCTGACCCTGCCCGGCGCGGCATGGTGGCTGGCGCGGCTGCTGGAGGCGCTGTCGTGAGTGGTTTGAGCGAACGGGAAGCCGATCTGCTGCGCTTCGTGCAAGGCTGGCAGGCGGCCCGGGGCTATGGGCCCAGCTTGGCTGAGATCGCAGCCGGGATCGGGTTGTCCGGCGTGAGCAAGGCCACGGTCTGGAGAATGCTGGCTAAGCTCGAAGCCGCAGGAATGCTGCGGCGGCTGACCTGCCGCGCCCGCGCGATCGAGGTGGTGGTGCCAATCGCAATACCGCGGGCTCCTGACGGTGCGCCGCTCTATCTCGTGCGCCTGGGAGGGGGAGGCTGATGGGGATGGGCTATCAGGCTCCGCATAACGAATGGGATGAGCTGTGCGCTGCGCAGCGCAGCGAGGCGGAGCTTGCCCAGAAAATGCACCTCGCTGCTTGCCGCGCGAGCAAGCGGGAGCTCGAGCGGGCGCGACGCGATGCGCTGAAGGCGATGGTGCGCGATCTGCCTGACCCGGGCGATGTCGCAGACACCCTGCTTACGGTTTACCCGGAGGCGGCCGAGGTGCTGCGCCAGGCCTGGATCAGCAGCAAGCAGCCCTACGCCGGGACTTGGCGGGTGGCGGATTGCCCCGAAGCTGCAGTGCTGCGGTCGCTCGGCCTCGTCGGCTGGATCGGCAAAGGCCCAGGGATGGGCTGCTGTGTCGGAAATTTCGGCCTGATTGTGCGCCAGGCGCTGCTTGGCAACGAAAAAGAGGAGAGAGGCTGATGAAGCGCTTTGCCTCAAAGGCGGAATATTACCGCCATCATCGCAAGGTGTTCCAGTTGGCACTCGAGCTCGGCGTCACCCCGCGCGAGGCCGAGGCGTGGATGCTGGCAGTGGAGCAGCGCGAGCGGCACCGGGCGCGGATGGCGCGGCGCGGGCTCACCTCAGCGCTGCCACCGCTCGACCTCAAGCCGGGCAAAGCGGCAATGCAACCCCATTCGCGGCCGGGGCAGGCCGCTTTCGAGCGCTTTGATGCGCCATGGATGATGCGGGATTGACGCTATGGCGGCCGAGCCCTTCCTCNCCCGTCATGCGATCCTGCGCTATCAGCAGCGGGTCGCCACCCTGTCCGAGGAGGAGATCGCCCGCGCCATCGATTGCCCGGCGGTGCGCCGTGCGATCGAGATCGGCGCACCCTTCGTGCGCCTTGGCGGCGGGCAACGGTTGGTGCTCGACGGGCCGCGCATAGTCACGGTTCTGCCGCGCGGGCACAGGCCACAGCGCATGTCGCTGGCGCGGTTCGATTTTCGCGAGGGCCGAGATGCCCAAAGCTAAGCCGCATCCTGACCAGATCGCCTTTGATTTCGCGGTTCCGGCGCCGCGCAAGGAGGTGGCTGGTCTTGCCGGTCTCGAGCGGCGGATCAATGCCATGGTCGGCACGGTGCTGGCCAGTGATCCGCGCCCGCGCGAGGTCATCGCTGCGGAGATCAGCGTGCTGCTCGACGAGCCAGTAAGCCGGGCCATGCTCGACGCCTATTCGAGCCCGGCGCGCAGCGATCACAAGGTGCCCGCCTCGCGGCTCCTGGCGCTGCTGGCGGTGACCGATCGGCAGGACCTGCTCGACCCGATCCTCAGGGAGATCGGCGCGGCGCTGCTGGTGGGCGAGGAGGTCAAGACCGCCCGGCTCGGCCACCTGCAGCATCTCAAGCAGCGGATCGAGGCCGAAATCCGGGCGCTACGCTCCGGTGCGCCGGCGATCCGGGAGGCGGGGCGGTGAAGAGCAGAAAGAGCGACGATATCTGGTTCACCGCGGCCGAGCTGGCCGAGCTGCGGCTGCCAGGCCTGCCCGAGACCAAGCGCGCGATCAATCGCCGTGCCGAGGCCGAGCGCTGGGGCCTGCGCCTTGGCGCAGACGGTCGTCCGCTGGCGCGCAAGCGGGCCGGGCGCGGCGGCGGTATCGAGTATCATTTCCGCGCGCTTCCCGGTGAGGCGCAGATCGCGCTGGCGCGGCGCGGGATTATCCGCCCGCAGCTCGCCGAGGCACACTCCGAGCAGAACGCCTGGGCATGGTTCGAGGCCCAGTCGCAGCGCGTGAAGGACGAGGCGGCGCAGCGGCTGGCCATCCTCGATGAGATTGATCTTCTTGAAGAAGCAGGGAGCGCGCGCTCGGTGGCGGTTGCGCAAGTCGCGCATGATCGCGGGATCAGCCCCGCGACGGTGTGGAACTGGCGCCGCGCGGTCGAGGCCCTGCCGCGTGCCGACTGGCTACCAGCTCTCGCCCCGCGCCGGCGCGGCGGCGGGATCGAGGCCGAAATCCACCCCGATCTGTGGCAGCTGTTCCGTTCGGATTTCCTGCGCCCATCGGCCCCGACGCTGACGAGCTGCTATGAGCGGGTCAGCGAAATTGCGGCGCAAAGAGGCCTCTCAATGCCTTCTGAGCGCACCTTCAGACGGCGGTTGGAACGCGAGGTGCCGGCCGAAGTGATCCGTCTCAAGCGCGAGGGCGAGGAAGCCCTGCGCCGTTCGATCCCCGCCCAGCGCCGCAGCGTGGCCGAGCTGAGCGCGCTCGAATGGGTGAACATTGACGGCCACAAGTTCGACGTTTTCGTAAAGCTGCCAGATGGCCGGGTGATCCGCCCGATCCTGGTGGCGATACAGGACATTTACAGCCGCAAGATCCTCGGCTGGCGGCTGGGCGGGGAGGAAAGCGCCGTCCAGACGCGGCTCGCCTTTGCCGATGTGTTCGGGAATTTCGGCATCCCGGCGCATTGCGTGCTCGACAATGGCCGCGCCTTTGCCTCCAAATGGATCACCGGCGGGGCGAAAAGCCGGTTTCGCTTCAAGATCAAACCCGAGGAACCGATGGGCCTGCTCNCCGGCCTTGGCGTTCGCATCCACTGGGCGCTGCCGTTTCGCGGCCAGTCCAAGCCGATCGAGCGCGGTTTCAAGGATCTGTGCGATCGGATCGCGCGCCATCCGCTGTGCGAGGGCGCTTACACCGGCAGCAATCCGATGGCGAAGCCGGAAAATTACGGCTCGCGCGCGCTCGATTGGGAGGCATTCAGGGCCCTGGTGGACGATGGCATCGCGCGGCACAACGCCAAATCCGGGCGGCGGACCGAAACCGCGCGCGGGCGCAGCTTCGACCAGGTCTTCGCCGAGAGCTACGCGCGCTCGCCGATCCCCAAGGCTACCCCTGAACAGCTGCGCCTCGCTCTGCTGGCCGCAGAAAACCGGCTGATCAACCGCCAGACTGGCGAGATCGAACTCTTCGGCAACCGCTATTGGCATCCGGAACTGTCTGCCCGGCGCGGAGAGCGCGTGACGGTGCGATTCGATCCAGACCAGCTGCACAGCGACATCCACGTCTACGATCTCGAGGGGCGCTATCTCACCGCCGCGCAGCTGATCGCCGATAGCGGGTTTTCCGATGCTGCCGGGGCCAAGGCGGCTGCCCGGCGAGAGAGCGAATATCGCAAGCGCGCCAAGGCTCTCGCCGAGGCCGAGGCGCTGCTCGCGCCAGAGGAGATCGCCGCTCTCCAACTGCCCAAGGGCGCTGCGCCTGTGCCCAAAGCGGGCGCCATCCGTCCGCTGCGCCATCCGGCTGCCCCAGCCCGCCGATCGTCTGCGCGAGAAAGCACTGAAGGCGCCGAGGTGCTGCCGATCGACCGGATGCGTCTGGGCCTCGCCAGGATCGCCGCGGGCAAGAGCTGACTGCAGGAAGAGGAGGAACGATGATCAACGTCACCACGCTGCCGGTCGATGTCGAGGAAATGCGGCTATGGCTCATCGGCTATCGGAACAGTTTCGACCCGCCGATCTCCTGGAGCCAGCTCTGGAAGGAAACCGGCATCCCTTCCGGCACGCTTCAGCCGTTCTGCAAGGGCAACTATCAGGGCAACAACGAGAACATCGCCCGAAAGGTCTTCCTGTTCCGCCAGTCGGTGGAGATGCAGATCAAGCGCCAGCAGGCGCTTCCCCGCAATCCGGGATATTTCGAGACGGAAACCTCACGCCGGCTGATGATGCTGCTCGAGGTTGCACACATGGGCAGGGTCACGGTCGCTGCGACCGGGCCGGGCACAGGCAAAACCATGACGTTGCGCGAATATGCCGAGAGGGCGCAACCCACCTACATCGCCACGATGAAGCCGAGCTGCTCGAGCCTTAACGCCATGCTGATGGAGGTGCACCGCGCGCTCGGGCTCGAGCCGCGCCGGGTTCCATCGGCCGATGCCTCGCGGGNGGTGCTGGAGAGGGTGAGGGGGCGCAAGGCGCTGCTGGTGGTGGACGAGGCCAACTATCTCAGCATCGAGGCAATCGAGGAGATCCGCAGCTGGCACGATGAGACCGGGCTGGGGATCTGCCTGCTCGGCAACGAGGAACTGCTCGCCCGGATCGAGACCGGGCGCCACCGTGACCAGTTCGCGCGGCTCAATCGCCGGATCGCGATGCGGCACACACAGCGTGTGCCGGTGCGGGCAGATGTGCGCGCCTTCTGCGATGCCTGGGGCATCGAACAGCCCGAAATTCGCACCTATCTGGAAAAGATCGCGTTGACCCCAGACAGCGGCGGCCTTGGCGAGTGCCAGCAGCTGATTGAAAGCGGATCGATGCTGGCTGCAGCCGAGGACCGAGGCCTTTCGCTGTCGGATCTGCGCGAGGCGCAGATGTATCGCGCCACCAAGTGGATCCGGACGTGACCTTGCTCGCCACCATCCGTGCGGCGGCCCGCGCTTTTGATGCGGCGCACGGGCCGGGCAGCGCACTCAAGGACGGGCTCGGCACGCTGCTGGTGCTGGCGCTGTTTGCTGCGCTGGCGCTGGGCCTGGCAGCAATTACGGGAGAGAACTGATGACTGCCCCAGCCACGAAGGCGCGTTTCGATCACGCTTCCAGCCATCGCCGGGCGATGCTGGCGAAGATCCACGTCGCGCGCGCACAGCTGCGCCTGGCCGAGGATGATTATCGCCAGATCATGCTCGATGAAACCGGCCACACCAGCGCGGCCGATTGCACCGAGAGTGAGCTGGAGCGCGCCTTGAAGCGCCTCCAGTCGCTCGGCTTCAAGCCGCTGCCTGCCAGGGCTTCGAGCCGCGCCGCGCAGCATCCGATGGCGCGCAAGGCGCGCGCGCTGTGGATCAGCCTCTATCACCTCGGCGCGGTGCGATCGCCCGATGAGCGCGCGCTGGAGGCCTTCGCCAAGCGCCAGCTCGGCTGCGAGCGGCTGGTCTGGGCCAATCAGCGCCAAGGCTACCGGCTGATCGAGGCCTTGAAGGCGATGGCCGAGCGTAACGGCTGGGCGCAGACCGGGCCGGATGGCAACAACCTTTCGGTGCGCGCCCTGCACGAAGGGCTGTGCGAGGCGATCCTCGCCAAGCTGAAGGCGAGCGGCGAAGTGCCCGCCGACTGGAGCCTCGATCTCGCGGCGTTCCGGCTGTGCGGGATCGAGCTGGGCCGCGAAGGCCCGGTGACTGCCGAAGGATACGCCGCGCTCGCCAAGGCGCTGGGCGAAAAGCTGCGCGCAGCGGGAGGTGTGATATGAACGCGCCTGATTTGACATTTTCTGCCTTTGGGGGCATTTCCGGCCGCGGTGCTGAAAACACCGAACACCGGCTGGCGAACCGAAAGGTGCAACCCTTTCCGCAACCGTCATCCGAACCCGGCCTGGGTCGGGAGNGCGCTGAATACAAGACCCTTCGGGGGAATAGGCGCGCAGGTGTGTTCCCTGTTTTCAGCTCCCGGCAACCCGCGCCGTCTGCGGGTGACCTTCTGAAAAAAGGTGAACACGATGACTACCCAAGAACTGGTGTCGATCACGGGGTTGACCGCCCGCATTCNCCGCCTGCCGGGCCGCGAGCCGTTCATGCTCGCCGCCGATCTGGCGGATGCCTATCAGACCCGAACCGATCTCATCGGAACCGCCGTGAAGCGCAACCCGGCGCGCTTTCCGGAAGACTTTGCGTTCCGGCTCTCGCAGGCAGAAATGGAGACGTTGAAAACGCAAAATGCGTTATCAAACCGGGCCAACCGCGACCTGCCGCTGGCCTTCACTCATGCCGGCGCGGTGGCGCTTTCGGGCGTCCTCAAGACGGATGTTGCTGCCGAGGTTTCGGTGATCGTGCACCGCACCTTCGCTGCGATGGAACGCCGCGCGTTCGAACAGATGCGCGCGATGCTGCTTGGCATCCGGAACGATGCGATCACGGCAAAGCCGATCTATGCCCGCATCTATCAGGCGGCAGCCGAGGGCCTTTCATTCGAAGGGCTGTGGCGCCGCACCAATTACTCGCGCGCCAAGCTGGAAGCCGCAGTGCGCGAGATGGTGGCGCAGGGGCTTATCGAAGCCCCGCTGGGCGGGATGCAGCCGGGGCTGTTCGATGGCTGAGGAGCCGGAGGCTATCCTCGAAAGGTTGTCGCACACAGCCGACGCACTGCGCGGCGTGTGCGATCTCCTCGCAACGATGGGGCCAGACACCGATCTTGGCCTCGTCGATAAGTCCAATCTGTATTTCCTGCTCGATCTCATCTGGCGACAGCAGGACCAGATCAACAGTGTGCTTTTCTCGGGCAAATTCACGCTCGAAAAGGCTGCCTGACCATCGCCGGGCGGCCTTCCAGTGGGAGGCCGCCCGGTGAACGCGCCCGCCCGTATTATCCGCCCTGCCCCGCTGCTCTATTGGCCGGGGGAACCAAACCGCTGCCCGGCCTGTGGCGGCAAGGCCTGGCATGTAGGCCGCGTGACGGCCGAATGCGCGGCCTGCCATCACCCTTTGCCACTGGCACAGCAGCCGGGCTGCGGGGATCCGGGGTGGGAAGCGGAGCCGCGCAATTGATGCCGCCTGCCCGCCAGCTGCCGCCTGTGCTCGACGAGATCGCCCGCATTGCCGGGGAAGATGCCGCGCGCAAGCTGGTCGAGGCCAAGGGGGGAGTGCAGGTCTATATTCCGCCGCGCCCGGGGCCCGACCACTGGCTCTCGTGTCTGCTCGGACGGGAGCAGGCCCAGCTGATCGCCGAGCACTTCACCGCCGGTTTTGGGGGGATCCGCCTCGAGATCCCGCTGGCCGATACCGGCTTCATTGCCCGCCAGCAGGCGCGCTGTGATGCGATGCTGCTTTCCGGCCTACACAGTGAGCGTGACATCGCCCGGGCCTGCGGCTACACGATCCGCACGGTGCGCCGGCGCCGGGCCGCGCTGAGAGCTGCTGGAGCCCGGCTCAGGGACCCGCGCCAAGGCGAGCTGTTCACCTGACAGGACAGGAGTCCGGGGCGCGCGGTGGGGCGATTTGGCCCATTGCCAGCCCATGTCATCGCCGCCAGCCCTCACCGAGAAGATGCTGCTCGAGCTTGCCGAGCACGAAGGCCTCGTGCTCGAAGCCTATCGTGACAGCGTCGGGGTTTGGACGTGGGGCTTTGGGGTCACCGAGGCGAGCGGCCACAAGGTCGATCGGTATCGCGGCAAGCCCTCCACCGTGCTGCGCGCGATCGAAGTGTTCGCGTGGCTGGTGCGTACCCAGTATTTGCCGGCAGTCGCCCGCGAATTTGACGGCCACGCGCTCACCGAGGCGCAGTGGGCTGCAGCGCTCTCGTTCCACTGGAACACGGGGGCCATCGGTCGTGCGACGTGGGTGCGCCAGTTCCGCATCGGCCACAAGGCCGAGGCCTGGCGATCCTTCATGAACTGGGCGCAGCCGCGCGAGATTATATCCCGGCGTAAGGCTGAGCGTGATCTGTTCTTCGATGGCCGATGGAGCAGTGATGGGCTGGTGGTGCTCTACGAGCGCGTCCGTCCGAATGGCGTGCCCGACTGGACGCGAACGCGGCTGATCGACATCCGCGATGAGGTGCGCGCCGTGATCGCCCGAGGCAAGGAGGAAGGTTGATGTGGCTAGGCCTCAAACTGCTCGCCAAGGGCGTGTTCGAGGGGGCCCTGAAGGGCCTTGCAGACGCGCTTGCGTGGATTTTGCGGGATGGGCGGCATCTGGCGCTCAGCGCGACCGGGCTGGCGCTGGCATGGTTGCTGCTGGTGAGCATTCCGTCGTTGCGGGGCGATCTTGCCAGGGCCCGGGCGGCGCTCGCAGCCGAGCAGGCCGCGCATCAGGGCACGGTCGATGCCTTCCGGGCCGCCAGCACCGAGGCGCAGCGCCGGGCCGAAGCCAATGTGGCGCGCGTACGCGCCGAGCAGGAGGAGATTTCTGGTGCGATCATCAGTGATTATCGCCGCCGTCTGGCTGCTGTTTCTGCCCGTTTTGAGCGGCTGCGGGCGCGACCCGCAGGCGCCGGCGTCGATCCCGGCCGTGCCGACCCAACTGGTCTGTCCGCCCCCCCCGCTTCCCCCGACCGAGCTGCTCGAGCGCCCGGCGATCTCGATCTTCCTCCCCCCAGAGGCCTGAGCTGCCCTTACGGCCTCGTCTGTCTCACACTCGAGCAGGCCGAGCGCGCCAGCGCGGATGCTCTGCGGCATGATGCGCTGATCGATTGGGTGATCGCCCAGGCGCGGATCGAGTCCAGTCCTGCGGAGAAGCACTGATGGGCGAGCCACTTGATCTGGGCGAGCGCGGACTCGAGCGGGCTGAAGCCTATGAGCGCTTTTCCAAAGATGCGGTGCTGGCGCGGCTGCGCAGCCGGCTCGCTCTGCCAGGCGCGCCTTGGTGCATCGAATGCGGCGCGGCGATTGATCCGGCGCGGCGGCAGGCTCTGCCTTCTGCGCGGCGCTGCATCACCTGTCAAAGCCGCCGAGAGATGCGCCGGTGACCGAGCCGCTCTCGCTCTCCAAATTTCTGGTGCTCTGGCTGCCATCTCTCGCCCTGGCGGCGGTGGCCCCTGCGGCGCGCCTGCCGCTTGGAGAGCGCTTCGTCGTCGATCTTTGGGGCCTGCCGGTGCCGATCGTGACCTGCATTCTGGGCGCGATCGGGGTGCTCGCGGCGCGGCCTTTCACCCGGCGCAGCGAGGCGGCCCTCGGCCTGCCGCTGCGCCTGCTGGTGAGCGCGATCATGCTGATAGTGGTGGAGCTTTGGATCATCGAGAGCCGCCCGGGTTGGCTGTTCGCCTTCGTCGTGGCGGTCGGCCTGGGGTTTTCGGGATATTCGCTGCTCGAGCTGTTCGGCCAGCAGATCAAGGATTTCATCACCCGCGCCTTCTCGAGTGCGACGGAAACGATCAAGGGACCAGGTACAGATGACCGGCGGTGATTTCCTCGAGCTCGCGATCATCATCTTCATCATCCTCGGGATCGTGATCACGGCTTGGCGCGGCGGGGCGCAAAATCCGGTCGGCACGGCAGTGCTCGAGCGCAAGTTCGTGGCGCTCGATGCCAAACTCTCAGGCGTCCAGGACAAGGTCGGCGAGATCGAGCAGCGGCTCGGCAAGTTCGACGCTGCGGTGGCGAGCGTGGACGAGATCAGGCGGATGGAAAAGGCGATCGAGCGTCTCGCTAAGGCGCTCCCCGATCTCGAAAGCCGCCTGCGCGCCCAGGCCGAGCGTCAGAGCGAGCACGCCGCGATGAGCGCCGCGACCGCGGCCAAAGTCGATCATATCGACCGCAATCTCACCCTGATCATGTCGGTGGTGGTGCCCAAGGGGATGGAGCGATGAGCCTGGCTACCGAGCTTGCCCTGCAGATCGCGCGCGAGGCGCGTCTGGCCATGCTGCGTGCCCTGGCGGAGCAGCCCGATGGGCGCCTGTCCGACCTGCTGCTGAAGCGCACGCTCGACATTTACGGCTACCGCCGCAGCCGCGAGTGGATCCGCACCCAGATGCGCGCGTTGGCCGACCTTGGTGCTGTCAGCCTGATTGAGAGCGGCGAGGTGATGTTTGCGCGGCTCGAGGCCCCAGGGCGCGAGCACCTTGAGGAGCGCCGGGTGATCGAGGGGATCATGCGTCCGGCGGAGGCGGGCTGAGATGGCGCGCCGGGCACGGCGCCGCGAAGGGCGCGGTCATCTGTCGAGCATCGACCGGCTGCCTGACGAGGCCGAGAGCGCGATTGTCTGGGCTAACGAGCAGCTGCGCGCCCGCAAGCTGCCGAGCGCGGTGATCCTTGCCGAGTTCAACGAGCGCCTCGCTGATCTTGGGCTGCCGCCGGTCAGCAAGAGCGCCTGGGGCCGCTACGCCGTGCGCAAGGCGCTGCAGTTCCGCCGGCTCGACGAGATCCAGCGCATGGGTGGCGAGCTGGCGCGCTCGATGGAGGCGCGCGCTCCCGATGAAGTGACCGTGGCCGTGGCGGAGATGCTCAAGGTCGCCGTCTTCGAGGTGCTTGAGGAGGGCGAGGTTTCCACGTCTGGGATCATGCAGCTCGCCCGCGCGCTGCAGGCCGCGGTGAGCGCCCAGAAGACCAGCGCCGAATATCGTGAGCGGCTGGAGCAGGAAGTCCAAGCGCGGCTGGCCGAGGCGGCAGCCAAGGTAGGTAATCTGGAGAAGAAGGGGGTGTCGCCCGAGGCTATCGCGGCGATCAACAAGGCGCTTCTGGGGGGTGGGTGATGGGCAAGGCGAAGCGCATCCCGGCCGACCCGCAGGCGATCATGCTGCCCTACCAGGCGCGATGGGTCCGCGACGAAAGCCGCCTGAAGCTGATGGAGAAGTCGCGCCAGATCGGGATCAGCTGGGCGACCGCCTATGCCGCGGTCGCGCGCACCGCGCTTTCCACCGCACGCTTCGACCAGTGGGTGAGCAGCCGCGACGATATCCAGGCGCAGCTGTTTCTGGAGGACTGCAAGATGTGGGCCGGACACTTGGCGCTGGCTGCCGAGGATCTGGGCGAGCAGGTGATCGATCCGCGCGATCGCCAGACCGCCTATGTGCTGCGCTTTGCCAGCGGACGTCGGATCAATTCGATGAGCTCGAACCCCAATGCCCAGGCGGGCAAGCGCGGTGGGCGCATCCTCGATGAGTTCGCGCTCCATCCAGATCCGCGCAAGCTCTGGTCTATCGCATATCCAGGCATCACCTGGGGCGGCGCGATGGAAGTCATCAGCACGCATCGCGGCAGCGCGAACTTCTTCAATCAGCTGGTGCGCGAGATCCGAGAGGGGGGCAATCCCAAGGGCATCAGCCTGCATCGGGTGACGCTCGAGGATGCGCTCGCCGATGGCTTCCTGTGGAAGCTGCAGCAGACCCTGCCGGATGACGATCCGATCCAGGCGATGGACGAGGCCGAGTATTTCGACTTCATCCGTTCGGGCGCGGCCGATGAGGAGAGCTTCCAGCAGGAATATATGTGCCGACCGGCCGATGATGACGCGGCCTTCCTTGAGTATGAGTTGATCGCTCGGGCAGAATATCCGCAGGGCAGCGACTGGCGGCAGATCGAGGGCGGCACGCTTTATGGCGGCGTCGATATCGGCCGCAAGAAGGATCTTACCGTCCTGTGGGTGCTCGAGCGGCTGGGCGACGTGTTCTACACCCGCCACGTCGAGGCGCTGCGCTGCATGACGAAGGGCGAGCAGGAAAAGGTGCTCTGGCCGTGGTTCGAGCGCTGCCAGCGGGTGGCGATCGACAACACTGGCCTCGGCATCGGCTGGGTCGATGATGCCCAGGCCAGGTTTGGTAAATACCGGATCGAGGCGGTCAACTTCTCCTCGCAGGTCAAGGAGGCGCTGGCCTATCCGGTACGCGGGGCGATGGAGGACCGGCGCCTGCGCATTCCGCACGATCCCAAGATCAGGTCTGACCTGCGCTCGGTGACCAAGCAGGTGACCAGCTCCGGGAATATCCGCTTCACCGCCGAGCGCACTCCCGATGGCCACGCCGACCGCTTCTGGGCGCTGGCGCTCGCGCTGCACGCCGCGAGCGAGCCGGTGATGCCTTGGCGCCCTCTTGCCGGCACCGGACAGGGGTCGGCGATCTCCGAGCTCGAGCCTGACTGGATCCCTGCATGATCGGCAATTTTCTCGGCAAGGCGCTGGCGCGGGTGACTTCCTCGCTCACCCGTATGCGCCATCCGACACAATCGGCGCTGCTCGGCGGCCTGCTGCGGCGCACCCGGCTCGACTATGCCCGCGAGGTGGGCGACATGATCGATGCCAGCGTGGTGATGGCCCCGGTGATGTGGCTGCAGCGTGCCCTGCCCGAGGCCAGCCTGATGCTCGAGCGCCGGCTCGGCCCCGCGAAGGCAGAACCGATCGATGATCACCCGCTCATCGAGCTGATCCGCAATCCCAACCCCTTTTATGGCGACATCGCGCTGTGGTCAGCCACGGTCTTGAGCTATTGCCTCGATGGCAATGCCTACTGGCTCAAGGTGCGCGATGGCGTAGGCCGGGTCGTCGAGCTCTGGTATCTGCCTCACTGGCTGATCGCCCCGCAGGCGCCGCTCGATGGCAGCGCCTTTCTGTCGCACTATGAATACCTCTCAGGCACCGGCGGGCGGGCAATCCTCGACCCAACCGATGTGGTGCACTTCCGTCACGGCCTCAATCCGCGCGATTTGCGCCGCGGCCTCTCACCGCTGCTCGGCGTGATCCGCGAGATCTACGCCGATCTCGAAAGCGCCAACTTCGTCGCCAGCCTGCTGCGCAATATGGGGGTTCCGGGCGTGGTGATAAGCCCCAAGGGGGGNGTGATGCCATCGCCTGACGATGTCGAGGCGACCAAGACCTGGTTTCACCAAACCTATAGCGGCGACGGTCGTGGTGGCACTCTGGTGATGGGGGCGCCAACCGAGGTCAATATGTTTGGCTTCAACCCGCAGCAGCTCGAGCTTTCGGGCGCGCGCGACGTTGCCGAAGAGCGGGTTTGTGCGGCGCTGGGCATTCCGGCGGCGGNGGTGGGCTTCGGCGCTGGCCTGCAGCAGACCAAGGTCGGCGCGACGATGGAGGAACTGCGCAAGCTGGCTTGGCATAACGGCGTCTTGCCGCTGGGCCGGGCGCTGGCGGACGAGCTGCAGCGCAGCCTGCTGCCCGATTTTGAACGCGGCGGCAGGGCGCGTGGGCTGCGGATCGGCTGGGACACCAGCGCCGTGCTGGCGCTGCAGGAGGACGAGAACAAGCGGATCGAGCGCAAACTGCATGAGTTCCAGGCCGGGGCGATCACGCTGCACGACTATCTGGCCGAGACTGGCCGTGAGGCTGGCGAGGAGCACAACTATTACCTGCGCCCGATCGCGGTGATGGAGGTGCCGCTGGCTGATCCCGGAGCCACACGTCGGCCAGACATTGATGTGCCGTCCGAGAGCGCCCGCCGTATCAAGCAGGCAGAGCTGGGCGCGGAGCCAGACCATGCGCTCGACGCCTATTTGCCCGCTGATGCCCGCGATGCCAGCCCGGAAGTTCTCGCCCGCGCCGAGCCGGTGGCGCGGCTGATCTATCGTCTTGGTCTTGGCCAGGCCGAGCCTTTCGCGGCCGATCTCATGACGCTCTTCGGTGACTGGGGCGACGAGGCCGAGCGTGCGGCACGGCGGGTGCTCGAGCCGCGGCTGGGCAAGGCGCTTGGCACCAAGGCCGAGCCCGATCCCGAGCTGGTGCAGCAGATCATCGACCTGCTCAATCTCGAGGCCTGGGAGGAAGGCCTCTCGTCGCGCTATCAGATCCACTATCTGGCGATCGCGCGCCAGGTGGCGAGCGCGCTCGAGCAGGCGGGCTTTGGCACCAATCTGCCCGATCCGGTGATGCGCGAGATCCTCGCCACCGGCGGGCGGCGCGCTGGCCTTGTCGATGTTCCCGCGCAGACGCGCCAGGCGATCTTCCTGGCGCTCGAGGAAGGCGTGGCCGAGGGNGAGGGCATCCTTGCGCTGGCCAACCGCATCGCCAACCGGGTCGAGGGTGGGCATTGGGGTAACCCCGAAACCCGCGCCCGGGTGATCGCGCGGACCGAAACCCAGTTCGCGCAGAACATCTCGATCCTCGCGACCGCGCGCGCCGCGGGCGCCGGCGAACTCGTCACCTTCGACGGCATCTTCGGCGAGCCGCGCTCCGAGCTCAGCCATATCGCGCGCTCGGGCAAGATCGTCTCGGCCGAGGCGGCGCGGATCATGACCGAAAACATGCGCCCAAACTGCACTCTCAGTTTTGTCCCCCACTTCGGCCTTTAGGAGCCTGCGATGCAAAAAAACCTCACGATTGAGAAGATGGACGAGGCCGGCAAGGGCCTTGCGATCATCGCCCGTCTGACCGAGATCGATCATGATGGGGATACCTATGCCCCTGGCGCCTTCTCCTGGAAGGGCGATCAGTGGGTGCCGCTGATCCACCATCACGATCGCTATCAGATGCCGTTCGGCAAGGCCCGCGTCTATGAGGAGGGCGAGATCGCCTATGCCGAGATGCACCTCAATCTGGACACACAGGCCGGGCGCGATTGGCATCAGGCTCTGCTGTTTGATCTCGGCACCGGTCGACCGGTGCAGGAGTATTCGTACGGCTTCGAGGNGATCGATGCTGATTACCAAGTGCGCGGCGACAGCCGGGTGCGGGTGCTCAAGAAGCTCGACGTGCACGAGGTTTCAACCGTCATTCGCGGCGCCGGACGCGGCACAGGCACGGTGCGGATGAAGGAGCTTAAGAGCGCTGCCTTTGCGCCGCTGTTCGCCGGGCTCGGCGCGCTGGCTGAAGCGCTGGCGCAGGATCAAACGGCCCTCAGCGCGACCGGGCGCAAGCAGCTCGAGACGATCCATGCGCGCCTCGGCGCGGCGCTCGCTGCGGGCACCGCTGAAGATGAGGCCAAGGCCCAAGCGGCGATTGAAGCCGAGGNGATCCGAAACGCACTTCGCAGCGTGAGGTTGCGACTGTGATCGCAGGAGGCGCTCAGAAGCCCGAGAATGGCCGTGGGCGGCGCAGCTAGGCTCTGCTACCCAACAGCCGAGCGAGGGGGTTCTTAGGCCTTCTTAAATCGCCGCTAAGGACGGTTTTAGGTGCGCCTTAGCGTTTTGATCCGGCGCACAGTCGTTTTGCCCTTTCTTGCGCGCAATGTGCGCGCGCTGGCGCAACCTGTTTGCGATGCGCNCCAGCGCCGCTGCGGCCTCCCGCTTGCGCTCAAGCAGCGCGGCGATCTCTGCCAGCTCCTCCTCGGTTGCGTAGTCAAGGTGCTGCATGGCCGGGCTCTTGATCGAGCAGAGCCTGCACCTTGCGCTGATCGAGCGTGCCAATGGCGCCCCCGGGATACTGGATCACATACGCGCCCGATGAGAGGCGCAGCAAGCGGCCCTCATCATCACCTCGGCGGATATACCCCAAGGCCTGCGCGCCTCGGGGCGTATGCCAAGCCATGCGGCTCAGGTGTGATACCTGGTCAAGGCGCTCAATCCTGTTGCGATGTTTGCTCATGTCGATCTCCGTAAAAGCGCCCGTCTCAATAGCATGACCCACTCCCGCTCCCCATTTTCAGGGGAGCGGGCGATGCCTCTCAAAATTGGGTGATCTCCTCGCCGTCGATGACGACGACCTCGATTTGCGCGTCCTCGGCGGCGCGGGCGGCCTTGTAGGTTTCGGTCGCCTGTGCGGCCTCGATGACCGCCTGCACGGTGCCATAATATTCCGCGAACTTGGGGTCGATATCGACCTCGATTTCGGTGCCGTTGCTGAGGATTGCGATCGTCTTCATTTTTTTGCTCCAGCCCCTGATCCGGCGGGGCACCCGTATCAGCGCCGTGCTGATGACGATGAAATAACGCTCCTAGGCGTTAGTGTCAAGAGAAAAAAGCATGCCGACGAAAAATTATCGGCACCAATCGCGGCGCACGGGCCAGCGGCTGGCCAGGCCTTCGCTGATGACCTGTTCTCCGACGCGATCGCAGCGCCGGTGACGAGTGTGAGCATCGACCAGCTCCCTAGGAGCATGGGTTGCCGTTGCCCAATCCGCGATTTCCGGTTAGCACAGGGCACCTTGAAAGGTGCTGAGACGCTGGCTCGGGACGGACGTCCGGGGCGATAAGCTGCCATCTCGCGTCCATTACCGCTCCACCGGTTTCATCCGCCGCAGCGTGCGGCGTGAGCCAAGTGGAGACAGGACGATGTCGGATATCAAGACCCTCCCGCTCGATCAGGCGCAGGAGAAGATGCAGGCCCGGGCGGAGGAGCTCCAGCGCATCCTCAAGCAGGCCGAAACCCCTGAGGGCCTCTACGATTACACCAGAGTCGAGGTCGATGGCGCGAGGATCAAGAGCGCCTCGGATCTTGTCGCGCTGATCAAGGAGCGGAATGCCGAGCTGGATGAGCTGGGCCAGCACATCGAGGCCCAGCGCGCGCTCAAGCAGACCGCCGGGCGGATCGACGATCTCGCCAAGGCACGCTCACCCTTCGTGCACCCGGCTCCGGGCAGCCCGGCGGCGCCGGCCCAGACCAAGTCGCTGGGGGCGAGGGTGCTGGAGTCCAAGGCGTTCAAGGACTGGCTGGCGCAACGCAGCCCGAATGGCGCCTCGCTGGTGATCGACGACATGATGCCGTCGGACTTTCTCGCCAAGGCGGGGGCCTTCGAGACTTTTGGCCGCAAGGCGCTGATGAGCACCACCGCTGGCTACGCGCCGGAGAGCATCCGTCTGCCTGGTATGGTTGAGGCGGCAACCCGGCCGATCCAGCTGCTCGACATCATCCCGCTGGGGGCGACGGACCAGGCCTCGGTGCTCTACATGGAGGAGACCACCCGTACCCATGGCGCGGCCGAGACCGCCGAGGGCGGCGCCTATGCCGAGAGCGCCTTTGCCTTTGCCCAGCGCTCTGTGGCCGTGGCCAAGATTACCGACAGCCTGCCGGTGACCGACGAGCAGCTTGCCGATGCGCCCTTTGTCGAGGGCTACATCAACAACCGTCTCGGCTTTGGGGTGCGCCGGCGGCTCGATCAGCAGTGCCTCGTGGGCGATGGAACTGCACCTAACATCCGCGGCATCCTCAGCACCAGCGGCATCCAGACCCGCGCCAAGGGCACCGATGCGGCAATGGACGCGATCTTCAAGGCGATGACCAGTGTGCGAACGGTCGGCCGCGCGCTGCCCACCCACCTGGTGATGCACCCCGGTGACTGGCAGGAAATCCGCCTGACGAAGACCACCGATGGNGTCTATATTTTCGGCAGCCCGACCGAGGCCGGACCCGAGCGCCTCTGGGGACTGCCCGTGGTGCAGAACGAGGTGATCAGCGAAGGCACTGCGCTGGTGGGCAGCTTCGAGCCGAGCTGGATCACCCTGTTCGAGCGCCGCGGGATCGACATCCAGGTGGGCTATCGCGATGACCAGTTCGTGCGTGGCACCCGGACGGTGCGTGCGGACATGCGTGCCGCGCTGGTCGTGTTCCGCCCGGCGGCGTTCCACACTGTCACCGGGATCTAGTTCTCTCCCGGCCGGGCGTTGGTGTGGCGCCCGGCCTTCCTTGCGGGGCCGGCACTTTCCCTCCTCTCCTGCCGGCCCCGGCTTTCCCGGCAGCCTTCCCCGGAGCGGGCTGCCCGGCAAGCAAGGAGGCAGAGCATGGAATTTCAGATTGCGCAGCAAAAGCTGTTTCTGACCGCCGACAAGCAGGGGCTGGTTGGCGAGGGCGATCTGCGCGCGGCCTTTCTGTACGCCATGCCGGGCGATCTGATCCGCTTGGATGATGCGGAGCGCTTCGGATTGATCGATGGCGCCCTGCCCGAGGCTGCGCCCAAGCCGGCTGTGGCGCCGAAAAAGAAGCCCGCGGCGAAGCCGGAGACCAAGCCGGCTCCCGCCCCTGAGGTCAAGGAGCGTTGAGCCGTGGCGATCCGGGTGACCGTGGTGACCGATGCGAGCGAGGCGATCGTGCTGTGCTATCCGCATGATGAGCGAGGCGATGCGGTCGCGGGCGCCAGCTGGTCGGAGATCGCGCGCCTGCCGGCGCGCAGCCGCCACGAGTTCCTACTCGGCCCAGCACGCGATCTGCTGATCGCAGCGATGGACGCGCCCGAGCCGAGCGGGGCGGCAGCAATCGCCCACGGTGGCGATGTCGAGGTGCGGGAGGCGGGCTGATGGCGCTGCTTGACCGCGTGAGGCTGCGCGTGCCGAGCGATCTGCCCGACGGCGAGATCGCGGCGATGATCGCAGCGGCCAGCGCAGAGATCGACGCGCGACTGGGTGCTGCCGGTCCAGTCACGGTGGTGCTCGGAAATCCGCTCGCCCCCACAGACCGCCTGCTGGCGACCTTGCGCCTCCACCGCCCGGCCGATCCCGGGCAGCCGATCACCATCACGGAAATCGCCCCGGGCAATGCTGGTGCTGCGGCCGATGAAACCCTGCTCGATCCGGCCGACTTTGCCGTTCTCCACGGAGGGCGCACGCTGCTGCGGCTGACCGGGGGGCCGCATCCTGCCGCTTTCTGGGCGCCCAGCGTACGCGTCAGCTACACCCCTGTCCAGCTCGCTGCAGCGCGCGAGGAGGNGATCATCAAGTTGATCGCGCTCGATCTCAGTTACCGCGGTGCGCTGCGCAGCGAGCGTGCGGGCGATTACCAATTCGCCCTCAGTGGCGACATGGCCGCCGATCGCGAGGCGATCCTTCGGGCGCTGGAAAACCAGCGCGGGATGGNGATGGCATGACCTGGCTGATCTCCATGCATCTTGCGTTGTCGGTGGTGGTGCTCGTTGCCGCCTGGATCGCCAGCGATCGTCAAGAACCGATTGTGCGTTTGTTTCTTGCGGCGCTGGGCGCTCTGATCTGGCTGCCCGCTATGATCATTGTGGCGATCGCCATGCTGATCGATGCGCTCCACGCCGTGATCCGCAAGGTGTGGAAATGATCGCCGCTCGCCTTACTCACCGCGCCCGAGTGGAGCGGAGCACCGCCACCGGCACAGATGCCTGGGGAGGGCCGAACGCGCCGGTGATGCAGCTGGTGGATCCGGAGATGGCCTGTTTCGTTTGGTCGCGGCTTAGCCGCGAGGTCATCGACGGCAGCAAGACCGCGCTGATCGAGGACCTAAGGATCATGGTCGGCCTCGAGGCTGACCTGCTCGAGGGGGACGAGCTCACAGAGGTGGCCGACCGTGCCGGCGCGGTCCTGATCCCCGGCAGGCTGCGCGTAGAGGGGCCAGTGCAGTTCAAGCACAGCCACCGCGAAGCCGCGCTTCAGAGGATCGGATGATGGCGAGCAAGAGCCTGAGGTGGAATGGGGCGGCGCTGACCGGGCGGATGCGTGATGCGCAGATCCGCGGGGTGAACGCGACGATGTCCGAAGCGGTACAGCACGCCCGGCGGAACCATACCTGGCAGAACCGGCAGGGCCGGCTCGAAGGTTCTGTGAACATCGTCTCTCCGGCACGCCAGGATAGTGCCGGCGTGGTCGGCACCTGGGGATCGACCAATGTCCGCTATGCCCTGATCCACGAGCTCGGCGGCGTCATCGTGCCGGTGCGGGCCAAGGCGCTCAAGTTCCGCCTGCCGGATGGATCGTTTCGTGTCGTTAAGAGCGTACGCATCCCCGCGCGTCCGTATCTGCGCCCGGCTGCCGACATGGCCTATCCGCGCCTTGCGGAGAAGATCCGCGCGGCATTTGAAGTTGCCTCTAACGGCTCAGAGACAGGTTCGAGCGATGGCTGAGGCAGCGCAGATCGAAACCGGGCTGATCGCCTTCCTGAAGGCGGATCCGGCGGTGGCCGCAGCGAGCGGCGGGCGGGNGTTCGGCGGCGAGCTGCCGGCCGAGGAGACCGCCCTGATGCCGCGCACTGCGCTTGTGATCCGCGCCTCTGGCGGGGTCTCGCTGACCGGAGAGAGCTATCTCGGGCACGACACGCAAAGGGTGGACATCGTCGCCTTCGGGCCGACACCGCGCATAGCTTCAGAACTGTTGCGCAGCGCCGCGCTGGCGCTGCGGCAGCTGCGACGCGGCGTGTTCGGCGGGGTGCTGATCCACTGGGCGAATGCGGCGGGCGGGACGCTGTCAGGTCGCGAGCCCGAGACCGACTGGCCCCGCGCCTTCCAATCCTTCCAGGTCATGCACGGCCTGGCAGCAATCGAGGAGTGATGAGATGACCCCGTTTGAAATCATCGGCGCGCCACTGACCCTGTGGCTGGCGGACGTCGGGACGGCTTTTCCGGCGATCAATGTGGCGCCGGGCGCTAACTGGACGAAGATCGGCACCAATGGAGATCGCAGCTACGAAGCGGGCGGCGTGACCGTTCGCCATTCCAAGAGCTACGACAAGGTCCGCACGGCAGGCGCCTCAGGCCCGGTGAAGGCCTTCCTGCAGGAAGAGGATCTGATGTTCTCCTTGACGCTGCTCGACCTCACCCTCGAGCAGTATCAGCTGGCCCTGAATGGGAACACGATCACCACGGTCGCGCCTTCGGCAGGTCAGCCGGGGACGAAGAAGATCGGTCTCTCGGAGAGTGTCGGGCGAACCAAGGAATATGCCCTGCTGGCTCGCGGTCTTTCGCCCTACAATGAAACCTTGGCCATGCAGTTCTGCGTGCCGCGTTGTTTCCAGTCGGGCGCGCCCGAGGTGGTGTTCCGCAAGGGCGGCACCGGGGCCGGGTTGGCGTTCCAGTTCGAGGCGCTCGAAAACCTCGCCGCGACCAGCGAACAGGAGCGCTTCGGCTACATCATGGCCGCGCATCTGCCGGCACTGTGAGCGGGGGCGCTGCGATGAGCCAGCATAAGGGCGCGCCGCTGCTCGATCTGGAGACTCTGGTCGCACGCGAGCACATCCTCATCGATGGCCAGCGCTATGAGTTACGCAGTCCGGGAGAGCTCAGCGTGGCCGAGGCGCTGCGCTTCCAGCGCTGGGGGCGGCAGATGGAGGCTCTGCGCGAGGATGACGGCACCGAGGCGATGGAGCGGCTCGAGACGCTCACGGCCGAGGCGGCGCGTGCGATCCTGGTGGATGTGCCCGAGGCGGTGTTCGCCAAGATTTCCGGCACCCAGCGCGCCGCGATCATCGAGGTTTTTTCCGCGCTCCTGCTGCGCGAGACGCTGCGGCTGGCAGGAGCGATAGAGGTCGCAGCGGGTCCGAAGGCACGGGCGCTGGTGAGCCCGACTGGGGCGCGCTTCTCCCCAGGCTCGTCCGCTTCTACGGTGGCACTCCGGCAGAGTGGTTTTATCGCACGCCTGTGGCGCTGGTTCGGGTTTTCGTCGGAATGATCGGCCGGCTCGAGGCAGGCGAGGCACTGGCTGAGATCGAGCGCGCGGCGATGAGCCGCGATCTCGGGTTCGCGCGCGAGGCCGACCGCAAGGCAGCGATCGCGCGGCTTGAGCGGCGCGCAAGCGGCGCGCCTGCGCCGGCACCGGTCGAGGCGGATCCGGGGGATCTGGCGGCCATGGGGATCGCGGTGCAGACCGTTGATGGGCCGGCGATCGATAGCCTCGATCAATGGCTGGGCCGCGAGGNGAGCGATGGCTGAAACCCTGGGCGAAGCCCTGCTGGTGCTGCGCACCGATGACGGGCACTTCGCGCGCGGCGTAAGTCAGGCCGAAGCCAAGGCGGAGCGTCTGGGGCAGAGCCTCGACAAGACCAGCGCCAGCTCGGGCCGGTTGGCGCGCGAGCTGCACGAGACCGGGCAGAGCGCCGCGGCGAGCGGGGCGAGAATGGCCGAGGCCGGCCAGAAGGTCGCCTCGTCGGCCGGGGCGCAGCGGCAGGGCTTCCAGCAGCTGTCGATGCAGCTGGGCGACGTGGCGGCGATGTATGCGCTCGGCGCGCGGCCAATGCAGATCTTCGCCAGCCAGTCCGGCCAGGTGATCCAGTCGATCCAGCTGATGAGCGGCGGATCGAGCCGCCTGGCCGCTTTTTTGGGCGGGCCCTGGGGCATCGCGCTGACCACTGCGGCGCTGGTGGTGACGCCGTTTGTCGGCAAGCTGTTCGAGGCCGAGGATGCGCTGGCCAATGTTCGCTTCGCCTCAGATCGACTGGGGGATGCGCAGGGCATTCTCGGCAGCGTGATCGACCGTACGACCGGGAAGATCAAGACACAATCTTCAGCTCTTTTGGCGCTGGCCCGGGCGCAGGCGGTGGCTGGGATGGTCGAGGCGCGGCGGCGTCAGGCCGAAGCGCGCAGCGAGCTGGGCAGCATCAGTCGGGGGGGGCTTGGCGATGTGGAGGTCCAATTTTCGATCATGGGCGCGCCGCGCGTGGTGCAGCGCGAGCGCGGCAAGCAGGTGGTCGATCTTTTCCGCGCGGGCCGGATCAGCGCCGCAGAAGCCGAGGAGCAGCTGCGGCTGCGGCTGAGAAACGGCATGATCTCGGATGCCGAATATTTCCGCGCGGCGGGCGCAATCGGATCCTTCGGTCTTGAGGGAGAGAACATCAAGATCTTCGAGGATACGCTCGCCGCGCTCGATGGCGACAGCGCGGCGGCGCGGNGCATCCTCGGGCCTCAGGGCGGCGGTGGAGCGCGCAGTGGCACCCCGGCGGCGGCACGCGGGCCGAGCGAGCCTGAGCGGGCGCGCGAATTTTTCGATCGCAGCCTCGATCTGGAGCGGCAGAGCCTACAGGCCCGCTTGCAGCTCACCACATCAGCGGCCGAGCGCGCGGCGCTGCAGATGCAGCTGCTCGATCTCGAGCGGAAGGAGAGGATCGCCGCGGTCGAGGCCAGCGATCTCGACGCAAAGCGAAAGGCTGCGCTGATCGCCCAGATCGAGCTGCTGCTGGGCCCGCGCCAGCAGGAGGTGCTCGACGAGAACGGCGAGCTGACTGTCAGATACAACGATTCGCTCGAGGCCCAGCTGATCCGGCGCGAGCGCGCGGCCAATGAAGAGCAGGAAGCCGCCGCGCTGGCCGAGACGCGCTTTAACGTGGCCCGCGATGCGCTGGATCTCGAGCTGCAGCTCGCCGACAGCCAGAGCGAGCGAAAGGCGATCGCACTCAAGCTGCTCGAGGCCGAGGATGCCATGCTGCGCGCGCGCCATAAGGCGGTGCTCGCCTCCGAGGNGGCGAGCGAGGCCGAAAAGGAGCGCGCGCGCATCGCGCTCGAAGCGCTCGATGCCACGGCGCCAGCGCGGCGCGCGGCGGTGGGGCGGCAAAACGAGACTGAGATCGAGCGCTATGTTCGGCTCCTCAACCCCACCCAGGACCAGCTGCGCGAGGCGCTGGATGGGATCGCGCTGGACGGTCTGGAGGCTCTCAATGATGGGCTGACCCAGGCGATCATGGGGGTCCAAAGCCTAGGGGACGTGTTCAGCCGGGTGGCCGATCAGATCATCGCCGATCTGCTGCGCATCGCGATCCAGCAGGCGATCATCAAGCCGCTGTTCGGCGCTCTCTTCGGCGCCGCACCCTCGGGCGCTCTCGTGGGCAGCGTCAATAGCCTGATCGACGGTGAATTTGCCGGGCTGTTTGCGCGCGGCGGCACGATCCCACCAGGCGGCTGGGGGATCGTGGGCGAGGAAGGGCCAGAGCTGGCCTTCGCCGGCCCCGGCGGCCTGGGCATCTTTTCCCACTCGGACAGCCGCAAGATGCTGTCGAGCAGTACCGGCGGCGGCACCACTGTCTCGATCCCGATCAGCATCGATGCGACCGGGGCCGATCCTGCAGCCATCGAGCGGCTGCGCGCGCAGTTGGCGCAGCTGCAGGCCGACCTACCTGCCCGGATTGTCACGACGGTGCAGCAAGCGCAGGATCGCCGGATCCTCAATCTCGGAGGCGGGAGATGATCCTGACCCTGCCCGAAACGCCCAGCGGCATTGCCCGCGCCGGTTTCGAGATCCAGCGCATCGATTATGCCGCCCCCGAAGCGAGCGGGCGGCAAGGCGGGGTGCAGGCAGGCTGGCCGCTGTGGCTGGCCGAGTTCGAGATTGACCGCAGCGACCCTGAAAGCGCCGATCTGTGGCGCGCGTTCTTCGCGCGGCTGCGCGGGCGGATCCGGCGGTTTTACTGCTGGGATGTGACGCGGCCGTTCCCGCTGAAATATCGCGGCGGATTTGCCGGGTTGAGCCGCGCCGGAGGCGGCGCCTTTGATGGCGCAGCGCTGGGCTGGTCGCAGACCATCCTTGCCGATGGCGATGCGCGCATCACGCTCACCGGCCTGCCTGCCGGGTTCGAGATTTCGACGGGCGATTACATCGGCTGGCGCTGGGATGCTGCCGGCGCTGCGGCGGGCAACATGATGCGCCGCACGCTGGCGCGTGCGGTGCTGCCCGCAACCGCCAACGCATCGGGGCAGGCGCAGGTGACAGTGGAGCCGCCGCTGAACACCGCTCTGGTGCCGTCTGGCGCGATTGCCCACCTCGATCACCCGCGCTGCGTGATGCAGCTGGTGCCCGAAGAGAGCAGCCTTGGCCCGATCGGAACCGGTCGCGCGCTGGGGGGCGGTACCATCATCGCTATCCAGGACTTGCGGCCATGAAACATCTGAGCGCTGCCGCACTCGATGCGCTATCCGCAGGCACGGCGATTGTTTCGGGCGCACTCGAGATCGCCTGCGTTCCGCCCGTGCGGGTGTGGAGCGGCTGGCATCGGCTGACATTCGCCGGGCGCATTTTCGATCCCATCGGGGATCGCGGTCTCGCCCAGGTGATGGGCGGCGCGCTTGGCGATGCAGCCCAGGACCTGACCCTGACCCTGTCCGGAATCGATCCCGAGACCCTGGCGCTGCTCGACGCCGGTGATCTGCGCGGCGCCCCGGCGATCCTGTGGCGGCTGATATTTGACCAGACTGGAAACACGCTGCTGGATGGGCACATCTGGGCGCGCGGGCGGCTCGACACGATCGAGCGGAATGAGCAGATCGGCGGCACGGCAGGGCTGGTGGCACGGTTGGAAACGGCGGCCAGGGGCCTGGGCCGGCGCGGCGCAAGGATGCGCTCGGACGCGGATCAGCGGCTGCTCGATCCGGCTGATGGGTTTTTCAAGCACATTTCCTATGCTGCCGAAAAAAACCTGTACTGGGGCGGCAAGCGCCCGGCGCGGGCCGGCTCTGCCTTACCCGGCGGTGGCGGCGGGTGGAGCGTGCCTGTGCCGGGCGCTGGCGACGGGCAGGTGGCGCGATGAGTCGTGATTATTCCGCCCTCCTTGCGCTGCTGGAACGGCGGCGGATGCGACGCTTCTCCTGGAGATCGCAGGATTGCGTGCGCTTTGCCGCCGCTGCAATCGCGGCGCAGACCGGGCGCGATCCTCTTTTCGGCCTGCCGCGCTGGCGCACCAGGAGAGAGGCCCTCGCGCTCGCTCGGGCTGAGGGCGGATTGGAAGCTGCGGTGGACAAGCGCCTTGCCCGTATTCCAGCAGCTCTGGCACAGCGCGGCGACATCGCCGGAGTGCCCGATCCGCTGTTTGGTGTGCGGCTGATGGTTATCGAAGGCGCTACCCTGGTTGCGCCGGGGGCGAAGGGTCTCGAGCGCCAGCCCAGATCCGCGATGGTGATGGCGTGGTCAGCCGGGGAGCACAGCGATGGGTAAGGTGGTCAAGGCCATCGCCTCGCTGGGCGCGACCATCGTGGGCGCAGTGGTGGGCTTTGCCATTGGCGGCCCTCTCGGAGCCAGCATCGGTGCGGCGCTGTTTTCCGCCGCAGCAGCGGCACTGCTGAAGCCTGGAATTCCCCGCCGCGCCGCTATGGCGCAGCAGGTGCAGTTGGGTGAACAGCCGCGCCAGGCGATCCTTGGCCGGGCGGCTGTTGGTGGCACGCTGGTCGATGCGTTCAACTACGGCGGTAAGGATGGCACCGATTGGGAGGNGCTGGTGCTGGCCCTGGCGGATCACCGCTGCGATGCGCTGGAAGGTTTCTTCGTCGACGACACCTATCACGCCTTCACCGGCGACGGGATGGTGCCCGGCTTCAGCAACCAGCTGCAGGTGTTCTGGCGATCGGGAACGTGGGACCAGACCGTCCCCAGCATCCTCACCACCAATGGCCCGGGCTGGACCGCCAATGATCGAGGGCGCGGAGTCGCCTATGTTGTCGTAGCCTACAAGGCCGATGACCAAAAGTCGAAAACACCTGTATGGCCCGGCGGCCGCCCGCGCTTTCGCTGGGTGGTTCGTGGGCTGCGGTGCTACGATCCGCGTCTGGACAGTTCGGTCGGGGGCGCCGGCCCGCATCGGCGCGATGACCCGGCCACTTGGCAATGGACCTCGAACCCCATCGTCATCCGGTATAATTGGATGCGCGGGATCTATGCAGGCGATCGCGTCACCGAACCGGACAAGCTGATTATTGGGCGGGGCCTTTCTGCGATCGAGGCCCCGCCGCTGAATGTCTTCGCCCGCGCCAACCTGTGCGACGAGCTGGTCGATGGGCAGCCGCGCTATCGCATCGGCGGGGTGGTCGCGGCCACCGAGCCCTTTATTGATGTCGAGCTCGATTTCGCCGCAGCTACCGCCGGG